ACTTTGATTTTACCAACTGTTACAGTTCTTTGTGTGAAAGTTGTTGAACCTGACGCAGTAAATCCGCAAGAACCACCACTTTGAAAAATTGCGTCTGTGTCCATAATGTTAATCGTTTCAGAAGACTTAACGCCTACCATAACGTTACCTGCACTCTTAATTAAAGAAGCAGTTTTTGCACCTAATACAGAAGAAGTAACCAAAAGGGCTGCGTTTTCTTCAGTATAGTTTGCTAATGCTGATACATTAAATGCCATTGTTATCTAATTTTAATTGTTTAATAATGCTTTTCTATATTTGCTTAATCTTTCTTCTTTGATGTCTTTATTAGACACGAATTCAGAAAAAGCGTTTGGCTTTTGAATTGGGTCAGCCGCAGGTACATTTGAAAGCGCTTCAATCAATTCAGCTACTTGTGCAAATCCTTGCTTAACTTTATTTTCTAATTCCAAAACTCTTGCGTCTGCGGCGTTTTTAGCTTCAACTAATTCAGCAATTTTTGCTTCAAATTGTTCAGCCATTTCAGCCATTTTTTTGTCTTCTTCTTTTGAAGCTTCAACTTCTGTGTCAACTTCAGGCACAACTTCTTCTTCCTTTGCAGAAATTTCAATGATAATGCCGTTTTCGTCTAATTGAATTTGCGTTCCGTCAGCTAATTCGTGTTCGCCCGCAGGTGCAGGTGTACCGTCAGCCATAGTTACAGAACCGCCAATTTCTAAGGCAGTTATGTCAACCTTAGTTCCGTCCATTAAAGAATATTCAGCCATTTCAACCTTTGTTTCTTCAACAATTGGTGTTTCTTCAGCTTTCACTTCTTCAACAGGCGCAGCGTTGTCTTCAAACAATGCTTTGATTTTTAAAATCGCTTCCTGTGCGTTCATACTTTTTTTATTATATAGTTAAAAAATAAAATGTTTATCACTTAACCTGTGACAATATTTTTTTGATTTCGTCAACCATTGAAGTAACTTTATTTACTTCTTTTGGTTTGTAGTTAAATAAACCTTCAACGCTGAACCCTGCAATATCGCCGCTTTTTACTTTTTGCCAAGCTTCGTTATTGTCCACTATCATTGAACCGAACCAACTTCCAACAGGTGCGTCTTCAAATCCTTTCATTGGCATAATTCCACGTGAAGGGTCTGAAATAAAGCTTTCAAATAATGTTACGCCTTCAAATTGTTGACTTGAATCGTGCATTAAGTTGACATTGCTTTGGAATCCTTTTTTGAAAAATTTTTGTACAATTTTAAGAATAGTGTCCGCGCTAAAAGCCACGTAGTAATCGCCATAAGTAGCGTCAGAACGAAAAATAGGAGTGTCAGCCAACATAATAGCGCCCGAAATAATGCGACGGTCTTCGTTAGTAATTTCAAATTTCTGTGTTTTATTAAATGCGTTCCAATTCTTTTGGATTGCAGGACGGTCAACCAAAGCAATGAAGTCAACTTGCGAATCGTCTTCAATGTCTTCAGTTATGTCCAACATATATATTGGTAATTCAGTATTCATAATCATAAATAGTTTAATTTTTAATATTTATCGTTTATTGGAATCGTGCGCGGTTTTGAATTTCCCTATCACGGTTCTGTGCGTCTGAAATATCGCGTTCAACAACGTAAGCACGAACAGTATTGCCGCCACCACCGCCGCCGCCTGTTGTGCCACCGCCGCCGCCACCACCTAAGTCAGGCGCAGCACCACCACCACCGGTGTCAGGCAAAGAACCACCACCGCCACCGTTATCGCCACCGCCTAAATCCGGCAAAGTGCCACCGCCACCGTTATCGCCACCGCCTAAATCCGGCAAAGTGCCACCGCCACCGGATGAACCTGAAGAAGCTTGATTAATTGCCGCAATACCTTGCGCAGCACCAACCACAATTCCCGCAATTGAAATACCCGCAGCAATCTTTTGCGCAGCAATTGTTTTGGCTAATAAGATACCCGCAGGAATAGCAGTAAATGGATTCGCTAATAAAGGCGCAGCCGCAGCCGTTGCAGTCGCAATACCTTTAGCCGTTTGAATTACAACAGTTGCAATTGCCGCCGCTTTTTCAAGTACCAAACCTGTAATAGCCAAAGCTTTATTTTTACCTGCAATCTGTTGCAATAACCCACCAACCGCACCAACAACACCAACATATTTTAATTGTAAATCTTTTTTTGCGATAAATTCCGCATTTTGAATATCAATTAAAGTCTTTGAATGTTTTTTATTTATTTCAGCGATTTTGTCCGCATTGCCTTGCGCATTCTCAATATCCTTTTTGTAATTTTCTTCTTCCAATGCCCTTACAACCTGCCAATATTCAGCATATGCGCTTTCAAAACTTTGTAAAGCATTATATTCAATTTCTTTTTGGTCTTCAAATGCCTTTTGCGCCCTTTCTAATTTTTCTTTATTTAATTCATTTTCAGAAGCAGTAACAATGTCCTTTCTGATTTTAGCTTTTTCTTCTTCTGACAATTTTAAAAATTCTTTGTCAGCTTCCATATCCGCCAAATCTTTTTCAAGCTTTGCCTTTCTTTGTGCTTCTGCGCGTGCAACGTCGTCGTTAATTGCATTCGCTTTTATTTCTGATATTTTATTTGCAAAATTCTTTTCAGCTTCAGCCGCTTCAGCGTCTTTTTCAGCTTTTGCCTTTGCCTGTTTATCTTTTAATTCAGTTTCTTTTGCGGCATAATCTGCAACAATAGCCGCTTTTAATTTGCCTTTAATATCTTCATTTATCTTTAAAGCTTCAACTTCTGCAAGTTGTTGTTTTTCCTGTTGTGCTAATAATGCAAGGTCTTTTTCTTCCTGTGTCTTTAATTCCGCAATTGCTTTTTCATTTTGCATTTTAAGCAAAAGTTCATTTGCTTTTTTAGTGTCTGCAATTACTTCTTTATTAGTTTCGTCACGTTGTTTTTTAGCGTCGTCAGCCGCTTTTTTATTTGCTTCAGCGGTTTTTTTATTATAATCTGCGGTTAAAACCAATTGTTCGGTTTTTAAATCGCGCATTTGTTTTTGTTCTTCTTCGGTTAATTTGCCTTTAACCTTTCCTGCATTTCTTAAATCATTAAGCTGATTTTCAATAAGTGTTTTACTTAATTCGTAAATTTCTTTTTCTGAACCGCCTTGCGCCTTTAATACTTTAATTCTGTTTTGTATGTCTTCGTTAGCGCGTTTATTAGCAGCCGAAATTTTGTTTAAATTGCGTTCCGCTTCGCTTGTTACGCCAATAAAATCTGTAAATTGGTCAACTAATTGTCCAACGCCTTTGGCTAAACTTCCTAATGGACTGCTTTTTATCCAATCTGAAATTGCGTCAAAATTATTTATAACCGCACCCAAAGCAACAACTAACGCACCAATTCCGGTCGCTACAATAGCGCCTTTTAAAATCTTAAATCCTGTACTTGTTTCAACTGTTGCAATACCAAACGCACGTTGCACCGCCGCAGCCGTTTTAGTTGCTGCGCTATTTGCTTCAATAAATACGGTTGAACTTTTAATAACCGCGCCTAATTGTCTGAATGAATCAATGCTTTCGCCGACTGCCTGCAAACCTTGCGACAATGCCATTGCAGCATTTACTTTTAATAAAGCTTTTTCAACGTCTTTATTCTCTTTGCCAAACAATGCCAGTGCACCCTGAAGCGCACTAAATCCACCTGCAACACCTGCCAAAGAAGAAGCAACCGCTTTAAATTTTGCGTCAGGGTTAAACGCGTCAGTCAATGCTTTCGCGTCGCCAATACGGTCTTTTAATTCAGCCGCACGTTTTGCCGCATTAATGGCTTCTTTTGAAGTCGCACCGAACTTGTCAGCCATAATTGCAACATTCGCAACGGCTTCTTTTAATTGTGTTCGTAAACCTTTAACCGAATTGTCGGTATCTTCAAAAGCTTTGTCTAATTTCTGAACGTCTTGCGTCGCCTGCGCGGTGTCGGTTGTGACCTTTATACCAATTATTTCTTCTGCCATTAATTTGTATTTATTACTTTTAATAAATTAACCTGTGTTGTATTAAATGCCGTCGGGTCGTATGCTTCAACTTTATTCAATCTAAACAATACGCCGTTTATCCAAATGTATTTGCTGAAATCCAAATTGTAAATATCAAGCGCATTCAAATAAACGCGACAGGTTAACAATTTACTTTCCATATCCGTAATTTCTAAAATGTACGGCAAATGATATGTGTTAAATAAGTTATTCGTTGGGTATGTTGACGCAGGAAATTGCAATTCCTTTGGTGCGCCAAAATTCAAGTCAACAGTTGGGTTTGTTGGGTCGTCTAAGTGTCCCGCAAAACCGTATGAAGTAATCGTTGCCAATGTCCCGCCGCCGTCTTCCTGAATTTTCCATTGTGTAACGCCTGTCATTTTCTTAGCCATTAAAACCCTAATAACGCTATCCATTGGGTCTTCCTGCGTATTATTATTTGACAATTTGTAAATATCTGTATGGTATTTAT